CAAGAAGAAGGTTGGCATGTTGATGGCTGGGAATGGAAACCAAATGAGTTTCCAGATGTAGCTAACTACGACTGGGTTATACACTTAGGTGCTATAGCCGATAATGCTGGAATGGATGTAGATACTATACTCAAACAAAACTTAGAGTTTAGTCAACAGTTGTTTAACGAATGTAATCTACACGGCACACACTTACAATATGCCAGTAGCAGTACAGTCTACGGCAACACCAAGAGCTTTAGCGAACACAGTCCTTGTAATCCTCAAACGCCTTATGCGTGGAGCAAGTACTTGTTTGATCGCTGGGTATTCCAACAGCCAATCAATATCTATGTACAAGGTTTCCGTTACTTTAATGTCTATGGTAAATGGATGCACTTACGTGGTCGTCGTGCCAATGCCATACACAAATGGCAAGCCCAAGCTCGCAAAGAAGGCAAGATAACCGTATGGGAAAATGCTGAGAATATCAAACGTGATTGGACATGGGTTGGAGATGTTTGCCGTTTACACATAGACTTTATCAAAGAAGTTAGAGGTTCAGGCATTTGGAATGTGGGCTCAGGATTGGCACACAGCTTTCTAGACATAGCAGAAGAAATTGCTGAAGTAGAAGGCGCAGAAATAGAGTTTGTGCCCATACCCGCAGACGAACAAGCCCGTATGCGTACTAAAACCTGTGCTGATCTTACTCTATTAAAGGAAACTATAGGTAAACGCAAGTGGTTAAACGTATTTGAATACATAAATACATAATCATGCGTATACACGAAATAATCTCCGAAGAAGGCAAGGCTAGCCGTACATTATGCCAAAGCGGTAAACCCGATAGTCAACTGGGCGCCAGCCAATTAGCCAGTTGTAAGAGTCAGGGCCTACGTGCTCGTGATGGCGAGAAGAGTCATTTGATTGGCCATGGCGGCAGTAAAGTTCGTGTAACAGTTGGTGGCAAACGCATCAAAGGTAAAAAGTACGGTGGACCATTACCTGATTACGGAACTAGGAAGAATCAAAGATGAGAGCAGTTGAATTTCTAAACGAAGCTGTTGACAAAGACGTTATGGTCATGCAACGAGAGCTTAAAGCCGCAGGTGCTAACTTAGGAACATTTGGTCCTAAGGGAGATGGTATCGACGGACGACTAGGTCCTTACACACGCAGAGCCGCTGACAAGTTCCCAGACATTGCTGCCAAATACAAAGAAGTCTTGGCCCGTCCAGATAGCGTTGACGCCCAGAAAGTAGACGTTTCAACTATTCAAGATCCGGACTTCAAAGCAAAACTAGAAAAGATAGCAAAAGCATTAGGAACAACATCAGGTGCCATGTTGGCTGTAATGAAACAGGAATCTGGAGTTAATCCTAAGGCTCAAAACAAACAAGGCGGTGCCAGTGGGTTAATTCAATTTATGCCAGACACTGCTAGACGTCTAGGTACAACTACAGATGAACTACGTCAAATGGATGGTGTTCAACAGTTAGATTATGTTTACAGATATTATAAGATGACTGGAGTAGGTGACGGATCAGTTGGCGACTTATACATGGCAACCTTTATGCCAAAGTACATTGGCTATCCAATGAACTATGTGTTAGGTCAATCAGGTGCTCCAGGTTTTAGTGGAAAAGTCTACGCACAAAACAAAGGTTTAGATCGCGACAAGGATGGTAAGATCACTGTTGCGGATGTAAAACAATCAGTCGAACGATTCGCATAACTAAATACCTACATGAATTTAGTAGGTAATTTATTAATCGCGCCACCTTCCGTTAAAGGAAACTTCTGGCATAAATCCGTAGTTATAGTTACAGAACATTATAGTCACGGTAGTGTTGGCCTTGTTATCAACAAGCGCAGTAATCTTAGCATTAGAGAGTTTGGTGAGCAACTGGGATATCAAATAGATGTTCCCGGTTTTGTTTACCAAGGCGGCCCTGTTAGTCCTAAGAATTTAAGTTTCTTACACAGCAGTGAATGGACTAGCAAAAACACTATGCGTTTATCCGACACATTGAGTTTGAGCAGTGCCGACGATATACTGCCTAGATTAGCTGACGGCGATGCTCCTATATATTGGAGATTGTTTTTGGGCTTATGCGGCTGGAGTCCAAATCAATTGATCAGCGAAATCAAAGGAACACCACCGTGGCGACACGAACACAGTTGGTGTTTAACATCTAGTAGTTTTGATTTGGTTTTTGGTTCCGATAACAAGGATCAATGGTGTAAAGCATTAGACCAAAGTGGCTTAGAATTCGCCCAAAACATCTTATCATAATAATAGTTGACTTAAATACATTATGAGCGTATAATGTATACTTCATAGGTTGGGTCTGTAACACAATCAGAAAGAGGTAATAAAATGGCAGATACACTACTGCTAAACGCTGACGGCATGCCAGTTTCTTTCATGCCACTAAGCACCCTTACATGGGAAGATGCTATCCGATACATGGTCTTAGACAAGGCCGATGTATTGATGTGGCACGACAATTGGGTGGTACATTCAGCCACTTGGGAAACACAAGTACCTAGTGTTATGATTCTACGCGAGTACATGAAACCAAAAGTCTCTGTACGTTTTAGCCGTAGCAATGTTTACCTGCGTGACAACTGTGAATGCCAATACTGCGGTGATAAAATCACACGTCAAGAGTCTACACTTGACCACGTATTGCCAGTTTCAAAGGGCGGTAAGAGTGTATGGGAAAACTGTACAACTGCCTGCGGACCATGTAACGCTACAAAGAGCGACAAGGTTAAGGGTTGGAAGCCACGAATCAAACCTTATAAGCCAGACTTCTACGAACTTGTAAATAAGCGTAAGAAGCTGGGCTTCGACAACATAAGGTTTAAAGAATGGTTACAATTCATACAATAAAGAAGTTCTTGTGGAAAGTCCTAGGCTTTTTAAGTTTAGGTATGGCGTATGTCGGGCTAGTTACGCCCGGCATACCTTATAGTTGTTTTATAGTGTTTGCGGCCTATTGCTTTGCCAAGGGTTCACCCGCAATGCACGCATGGTTATACAATCATAAAATCTTTGGCCCGTTCCTAGCCAACTGGGGCGAAAAGCGTGTATTCCCAACTAAGATGAAGTTCTTCATGCTGGCCATGATGAGCTCCAGCTTGGCTATTATGTACTTTACCAATGTACCCACTCGCGGTATTATCTACACAGGCATCTTTATGTTGTGTGTAGCAGTATGGGCATGGCGCTGGCCAGGTAGTGTAGAAGAGCACGACAAGCGCATTGCCGAAGGACGTCGAATCGGTTGGTTTAACAATAGTTTCTAGGTAAATAATAGCACTTAATGAAAAGGTGCTATTATGCAAAAGATTCTATTAGGCTTACTCTTAGCCATTACAAGTGCGACAAGTTTTGCTTGGACACAAAGAGCTCCTAACCCAGTACAAGCCTGTCAGGTACATCAACCCTATGGCTTTGCGCAAACAGCACGTCAACTACAACCAATTTGCCGTCAGGCTTATCTTGTAGCATATGACGCACAAGCCAAGCTACCAAACTACGTTGCCTACACGCTAACTCCTCCTAATGCTTTAGGATGTGTTGCCCGTACCAACGCCTTTGCCGCTGACCAATCAGTACCAGGCGGTGCTACGCCAGCTGACTATGCTGGCACAGGCTACGACAAAGGACACATGAGTCCAGACGGTGACTTGTCATGGGATGTTCAAGTAGAGTTTGAATCATTCCTAATGACTAATATGAGCCCGCAAGCTGGTTCATTAAATCGTGGCATTTGGAAACTATTAGAAACAAGTGTACGCGGATGGGCAGTACAGCGCAATCAAACATACACAATCATCGCTGGCGGTGTGTATGATGCCACTGATAAGAAGATTGGCTCTGGAGTAGTTGTTCCACACGGTTTCTACAAAATTGTTATCAATCAAGCCACCGGCGAAATAGCAGGCTGGGCATTCCCGCACGTTGCTCCATATCCTAATTTGGGCAACGATTTAACCAAGTTCCGTTTACCAATCGCACAAATTGAAAAAGTAGCTGGCGTTAACTTTGCTTTTCCTAAGAACGCAAGAGAACTAAATCCAGGACAAGAATGGCCTGTAGACTTTGGAGCACTAACAAATGCCAAACGAGCAAAATGCGGCGCCAACGCAACTGACGACTAAGTTCTACGTAGGTGAAGTTAGAGAAGACTCAATACCTGAACCTACAGTAAACCCTGATAAATATCTAGTATATCCAGAGGACGATGGCTATGACCGTTATAGAAATCCTTTCAGCACTGTGTAAGCAATTATATGAAGGTTTGTCCCGCTTTGGATGTGGCATGGCAGGAATCCCATATGAAGAAGACAATTGAACACCAGCTACTAGAAAGCCTTTCTAAAAATCTAACCAACTTATGGGAAGATTGGAACAAAGTTAATCACCATGATAAGACTAACGGACTCTCTCAAAAGGCAGTTAATGCTTATCGTCATGAGCATCCTGGTAGCAAACTTCAAACAGCGGTAACTACTAAACCTAGTAAGTTAAAAGCAGGCAGCAAGGATGCTAAACGCCGTAAGAGTTTTTGTGCTCGTATGTCAGGTAACAAAGGTCCTATGAAAAAGCCTAACGGTAAACCTACTCCTAAAGCATTAGCACTACGTCGTTGGAACTGCGAAAGCATTGAAGATATGGCAAGGATGATTCAAGAAGGCGAGCAGATGATTGCTGAAATGAAACAACGTTTAGATCCTAAATGCTGGAAAGGCAAGCACAAAGAAGGCACCAAGATCAAGGGCGGAGTTCGTGTAAACAACTGTGTACCAAATGAAGGCATGATGCCAGCAAGCTCATTTACTGGCAGCAAGAAGAATAAGATAAATGGCAAGGGTATGCTCAAAGCTACAGCTTCACACGCCAAAGCAGGCGACTTAGTAGGCGGTGGTTAATGAGACTTTACGAATTTGAACGCACCGATTATGAAGTGCGTAACTATCACAAACTAGACAAATACTTGTCAGAGCTTTGTGACCTAGTTGAAAAAGGACAACAGTCTGACAAAGACTTTGGCATGGTTGCCGCTGGATTACTTCCACTCAAAGGCGACTATATGGCACGCCTTAATCGTCCAGGTAAAGATGGACGCATACACGCAGAACACGCAGTAATAGAAGACTTTATCAAGAAGTATGGAAGCATACCAGAAGGTAGTGTTATGATTACTACACTAAGTCCATGTAACACTCCAATGGATGAGCGCGATGGTCCAAACTGTGCTGACTTGCTAAACAAATATGGCATACAGAAAGTCTACTGCGGTTACATTGATCCTACACAAGCAGATGGCGCAGAAGACAATCGCGAATTCAATCTAGTTGAAACACAGGATAAAGCACTACGCACACGTTGCGAACAGTTTGCTGATACGTTCCTAGACAAGGTACATGAAAACTTTGCCGATGGGAAGCATCCAGAAGACAAAGGCGACAGCGCAAGACACGGCATACCAAAACATGCCAGCATCAGTACACTACGTAAGATAGCACATCAAGGAGGCCGTAAAGGTCAGCTGGCCCATTGGCAAGCAAACATGAGATCAGGAAGAAACAAATGAAACGACTATTAGCAGTAGTAGCATTTATTAGTTTGACAGGTTGTGCCAGCATAATGGAAATGATTCCCAGCGGATGGGATGTTAACCAAGCCAAGAGCATAACTGATATACAATTAGAAGTTAGACACTTTGATTGTAAGGCAGATCTAAAGCCACAAGTGGATCAATTGGCCCGAGATATAGAATGGTTTGATATCTATGCTAAAACTAAGCCCACACGTGATATTGCTAAACTAACAGGCACTATCAACGAAACGGTTAAAGAACTACAGGATCGTGTGAACAAAGGACCAGTCAGTCCTATGTATTGTGATTTAAAGAAAAAGATTATACAACAACAAACTGACATTATTGCCAAGTCAGTACAAGGGAGATTCTAATGAGCGCACTAGCTGAACTAATGAACAGTGGTAACCAATGGGCCGCAGAACGTGCCCAATACGCATTACAAGTACATGAAGCAGTTGGAGCAGGACAATTGAGTCCCAGTGAAGCCAAAGAGATCTTACAAGACTTAATCAGCACTGACAAGTTAGAAGAAGCGGCTGCTGATCAACAAGCCCGTGCCGCTCTAGTGTTTGGTGTTACACAACTTATCAGTTTGTATTAAACACTTGGACTAGTGCGTTAACCAAGTCTTCAATCATACCGTCATCGTGGAATGGAGTAGGAGCAAATCTTAAACGTTCAGTTCCAACAGGCACAGTTGGATAGTTGATTGGTTGTACATAGATACTGTAGTCAGTTAACAAGGCATCACTCATAGCCTTAGCACGTTTAGCATCGCCTACTAGTACAGGAACAATATGACTAGTGCTACATTCCATGACTGGTATACCAGCGTCTTTCAATCTATGCTTTAACTTGCGAGCACGTTCTTGATGCTTTTCTCTAACTTCATTATGATCCTTAAGCCATTTAATAGCGGCCAATGCTCCGCTACAGGTAACAGGACTCATTGACGTTGTAAAGATAAAACCAGCGGCAACACTTCGAATGGCATCAGCTACAATCTTATCGCAAGCAATATAGCCTCCTTGTACTCCAAAGGCCTTTCCCAAGGTTCCGTTAACTATGTCAATCTTGTCTTCAAGCCCAAGTTCTTCTACTTTACCGCCGCCAGTTTTACCGTACAAACCTACTGCATGGACTTCATCTATGTAAGTTATAGCTTTATATTTGTTAGCTAGTTTACATATTTCCGCAATATGTCCAACATCCCCATCCATGCTGTACACTGATTCAAATACTACACAAGGAGTTTTACCTTGTGCAAAACTAATCTTAAGTTTATGTTCTAAATCATCTAAATCGTTATGTTTAAAAATAACTTTATTAGCTTTA